CCAACTAATAACCCCCCCGAATATCTTGAAAAATTAGAAAAACTAATCGTCGCCGCAGCGCCCCACGGGTAATATCTAGCTCTCCCCGAAGGATTTAGGAGAAAGTAATATTAACGAGACCAAAAAATGGACAAACCTATTTTGCTACCGAAGTAAAATGTCAAATTCTATTAACTTTTTGGAGGTTATTCAATCCATTCGAGCAAAAAATGGACGACAATGTAAAATTTTTAAAAGTATTTTTTCATAAAATTAGGGGGTTATTATATAATATGATATGGAACAATTACTATTATTTGATTACTGTCCAAAATGCCTTAAAAAAGAAAGATTAGGGAAAAGAAAAAAAAATTCTTATTACTATCGTTGGAGTTATTGGAAACCTGAATCTGAATGTGAGGGATGTATGATTAATTTGAGTATAAAAACACTTGCGAGTGTTAGACGATATCTTGCTCGAAGAGAATATTACAGAAAAAGAGCTAAAAACCTTTCTGGTATAAAAAGAATTCGTAAATCTCTAAGGTTAAGACTAGGAAAATTCCTCAAACAAGCTATTAATAACCCAACTAAAAAACATTATAAAGGTAAAAATAAATTAGTTGGTTGTAATAATACAGAATTAAAAAATCATTTGGAAGCTAGATTTGTAGATGGTATGAACTGGGAAAATTATGGAAAAATGTGGCACGTGGACCATATAAAACCTTGTTCATTATTTGATGTTACCAAACAAGAAGACTTACTAGCTATTAATCATTATACTAATTTACAGCCCTTGTGGGCATCAGACAACCTAAAGAAAAGTGATACATATGTCCAAACCAAAACAACCTAAACAATTTGTTTTATTTAAAATTTGTACTTGTTGTCAAAAAGAAATGGCATATGATTCATTTAGAATTCAAATGTCTTGTCCTGATGGTATGGCCTGCTACTGTATCACTTGTACGAAAACAAAACAACAAATAAAATACAAAACCCAAGATTTAGAAACCAAACTAAAAAAAACCAAATATTTGTCGGAACGGTATTTAAAAAACAAAGAAAAAATCAAACCTTATCTTTTAGCTTATATTAAAATCTATAACAAACAGCCTTGGACAAAAATCCCTCATAATCTTAGGAAACGCCTCGCCGACAAGACTAAATTCAAAAGCAAAATTGGCCTAAAAACCAAAGAATTAAAGGTTTACCTTGAATCACTATTCCTTCCCGAAATGACTTGGGAAAACTATGGTAAGGTTTGGGAAATTCGTTTAATCCGTCCTATAAATGATTTCGATTTAAATAATCTAGGGGAGGTAAGCCAAATTAACCACTACCGGAATCTTAAGCCTTCGTTCTCCCCGCAATTTCTGAAATCTAGGGAGGCTTTGGGGGTTTTGAGAAATCAAGAGACAAAAATTCCGGGATGACCCTATTCCAATCGGTCGAAAATTCTAATTACATAAAAAATATCAAAATCTAAATCTAATTATACGAAAATCATCTTTTTTGCCTTGTATAGTTCTCCTAATTATACTTTAAATGTCAATCCCGCGTTAATATGTGTAAATACCCTTGAAAAAATGTATATCACAGGTTCAATCGTGGATTTCGAGAAAAGGCTTCACCAGTTGCCAACAGGCCAGAGTGATTTCACAACAGGATTTTTAGTCGAAGGGTCGGGGTATTCGGGCCAAATTACCGCCGCCCAACTTAAAAAATGGAATAACGAATTCCAGAAGATAGGCGAAACCATTCTTAATAGTGAAAAATATTATTCAACCCCCGCCTTATCTATTCCTACGAATGGGTAAAATATGTATATTTCTGGGACATTCCAAGATTTCGAAACAAGGCTGCATGAGTTTTTTTTTGTAGCAGCAGATTGGCCATCTTTTGCCCAAGAAGCGGCTTCTTATTATTCTTTTGTGAATTCTATTGATGCATCATATCTTATCCAGAGATGGGACCGCGAATTCATTAAAAAAGGCTTTTTGTTTGTGGGGGCGTTTTCTATTGATGATAATGGACAGTATATCTTGGATGGAAATGGCAATCCAATCATAAATGTCAATTAAAAATCAAAATCAGTGTATTATATCTATATGAATATAAGAAAAATTTTTTCAACAATCTTTGCCACCTTGTTTTTAACGGGAATATGTTTTGGGGGTATTTGGACGAACTATCCAGTGGTAAGTTCTTTAAATGGTAACGAGACATTTTTAGTTGCGAGCGGTACGAATACAGAACAAATCACTGGAGGAAATTTAAGTACTTGGGCGGTACAAAACAAGTCAACTAATTTGATTTTAACTGGTTTACCTTCTTATTCCCCCGAAATAGTTTCAATTGTCACCAACGCGACATCCACTATTCCGTCTGGTTGGACCGAGTATTATATCACACCATATAATTTAGCCACAAATCCATTTACTATTTTGGGTTCTTATGGATGGTTTGTTTATGGAGGGCCGGGAAATGGAAAAAATGGAGTTTATTATCCAAATACAAATGCCATAACTGGATATCTACAATTTGTTGGTGTAGGTCTTGAGGATATATCTCAGATTTCACTAGGTTTTAGATTTTATGGAAATGTTTTCGCAATAGACCATTTTCCTACTGGGAATTGCACACCTATGATAATTGTAGATGGAATTGTACAGTACGCCGACAACAATCCATACTCTTATGCTATACCAAGCGATGGTGCATTAGAATGGCTAACTACAGTCACTTTAAATACAACTAATTGGCATACAGTGATAATTAAAAATATCAGTACTTGTATCGGGATTGAAACCCCAGTACAATTTGCCATTGAACCGTTGCTACCAAAAACACCCGTTTATGTATGGGGTGATAGTGTAACAGAAGGAACTGGAGCACCTAACGGTAATGGTTCTTATTTTGATTATTTGAATATCGACCCTGATTGTAAAAATATTTGGATTAATAATATGGGAGAAGGTGGTACTGGTTGGGTAAATACTGACCCATCAGGACCAAGAACGAATTTGTGGGGAAGAATTGTGGATATGCAAACTTTAAATCCTAAATATATGATAATTTCCCTTTCTAATGATGGGGGTTATGCAACTAATAGTATCCTAACAAACAATACTCTTTATACCTATTGTTATATGGCTATGACAAATATTGTCGCCTTATTCCCAAATCAAAATAGATTACTTGGCGGTGAAATGCCTTTAGGTCAACAGTCAAATCCGGGAGATAATACTTGGTTAGCTACTCAGATTATAAGAGCCGCTGGTTTGGCTTCTGGGTTTATAACTTCTTCAAATCAATTTATTGACTATACTAGTCCAGCACTAATAACGGGTAATGCTAATGTAGGTTCAATTGTAAACGGTACCGCCATTACACTTACTGACCCTTATTATGGTTCAGCTTTTCCGCATCCTAATGTCGAAGGTCATTATAATATCGCTCAAAGAATTAAAGCAGCAATGATGGCTAATTGGCCTGAGCTATTTATCCCTACAAATAGTGTGGCCAACCTTAATGGTAGTTTTAATGGCACCTTCACCGGCAACGGCAACGGGCTTACAAATGTGAACGCGGGCGCTCTGGTGGGAGGAATAGGCACGCTGGTAATAACGAATGCTGTTTTGCTGAACGTGAGTGGCAACGGCGGCGGGTTGACGAACTTGAGCGGCTATAACCTTGTTGGACAATTAGGCCAACAAAACGGTGTAACGGTAACGGTGGTACAAACGAACGCGAGCTATACCACATACGGTTATTTTGGGAATACAAACTGGTTTGGTTATACAATCAGCGGCAATACTTACGGAGGAAATTTAAGCCTGACAAATTCACCATATTTTTCGTACTGGTGTGGTTATCTAACAAACTATCTTGCGTTTGGCGCGGTTAATGGCCTAACGGGTTGGTCTGATGTGGGTCCACCGGGTGCTCCATACGCGCCACAAAATCACGATTTAAGGGGTGAAACGCAATTTATCGGCAATAGTCTGGGTCTGCTTCTGTATTCCGGCCCTTATTGGTTTAATAGTGACACACTTCCCGAAGTCCAGAAAAATTGGGTCACTCTGACGCCCCAAAGCGGGAATATTCTCTCATTAGTTTTGACGTGGCCGAACTTTGGATTTCACCACATTGAAGTGCATGGAGTGGGAGGAACAATCGTGGGAATGTTTGAGCCGGTGACAAACTCCTTTGTTTCAGTTCAAAAACCCTATTCGACCGGCATTATTGGGGGGGACAGCATCACTGCGGGGGTCGGTAGTTCTTCGGGTGCTGACGGTCCTGATGCTTACCCTTCGATATTACAGGATACTCTGATGCCTCAAGGGATAAACTTAGTGCCTCAAGCGGAAGGCGGGACGGGTTACATTGCGACCAATATTTACAATGGTCAAGTGGTCGGGCTTCCAATCATTCAGCGGCTAACAAACTGTATTCTGAACTTTCACCCGAGTTTCATTATTTGGGCGGAAGGCATAAACGACCCCACAAATGGTTTGTACGCGGCGGCGACCAACGTTTATTTATTGACCAAATCTTTTCTGCCAAACTGCAAGCAAATCGTCATTGCGCCATTCCCTGGAATCACTTCCCCTGTTGGTTCGGAAGCGCCATCCGACCTGATTATTAGCAATGCGGCGGCGACGTGTGGATTGCCGGTGCTTCTTCCAGAGCCAAACGCGGCGGACTCATGGATTCAGGGAAGCTATTTAGTCCCCGGCTCGGGAACGGCCTACACTTATTACTCCGGCAACGGACCGCATCCGAATGCGGCAGGGCATCTTTATTACGCCAAGCAAATCATCAGTTTTGTTATGGCTAATCTTACCACAAACGCCACCCCGGTTATCTGGTAACATGACCAAACCCCTCGCCATCCTCAGTCGCATCGCCGGACTACAGTACGTTTGCACGAACTCCGCGTTGACGCACGGAATTATCTATACAAATACCGGAGGGTTCCCCCTCAGTGTCGGTACTTTCTAATATGAGTAAATTCATGATTATTTTGATTGGAGTTTTTTTATAACATATTAAAAATGAAAAAATTAACATCCCTATTCTCTTTTATAGCCAGTATTTTATTATTCTATCAGACTTCGTTCGCGGGGTCTTGGCTAACTTATTCGCAGGTAACAAACTTAACTGGCAGTGAAACATTTTTGATTGGAAATTCAAATAATACCCAAAACCATCTAATTATGTCCAGTAATCTATTGAATTGGATTAATCAGAACCTCATTGTAAGCAATTCCACCAGTGGAATTACTAATAATAATGCTGGAGCAGTCACGTTGACAAATTCTGGAAATAATATCACTGGCACCTTCATTGGCAATGCGACCTCGGCAACCAGCGCAACGACTGCCTTGACAGCCGGTGTATCCTCCAACCTTGTGTCTGGCGCTAGCATCACAAACGCAACCCTCACTGGAAATACCACCATAAATAGTTTAACAGTAGTTTCAAATGCAACCTTCTCTAATGTTACGGCTACTAATTTTGTTCTTCTTTCTCCGATAATTGGAGATGCTAGTGGGTTGACTAATTGGCAGCACGACATTTTGATTGCGGGTGCGAATGTGACCATAACCAGCGTTACGAATAGTTCTACAGGCCAGAGAACAAATATGATAGCGGCGAGCGGTGGAGGTGGAGGCAGTATTTTTCCTAGTTTATCCATTACTAACTCTCTCTATACTAATGATATTTTATGGGCTGCTTCAAGTGATATTCTTTATTTCTCAGTTTTAAGTGCTTCTGGGTCAAATACGTTCCTATCTGTAGATACAAATTTAGATATTAATTTAGGAATTAATAGCGGCGGTAATATTAATATTGGAGCTACTGGGTCATATACTACATTTAACGGAGGTTTATCATTCCCTTCTCTCAATAATTATAGTATAGGCGCACCTTACGGATTCAATGTTAGCAGTTACTGGGGAGGATTTCAACTTGCAAGCACTTGTCCAATTACTTGGTCAAGTGTCAATACTCCGGGTGATTCAACGGTTAATGAAATGGCGTTGATTAGAACTTCTGCATACAATTTATTATTAACTGGAGGGAATACTAATGTTAGTTATGTTACTAGCGGAGGATTAGGATATTCTCTTCCTATTACCTTGACACTAAATGGCAGCATTCAGGTAACGAATGGAATTGCGTCATACACCGCTCATATTCCAGTTGCTGTCACCGTTGGAGCGTCAACATTCAATTTCACGAACAATGCACCTGTTGCGTTGGAATGCTATTTTAGCGATGCGGCAGCGTACAGTGTTTCAAAGAACGGTGTGGCGGTTTACCAATCACTTGCGGGCGACGATTACTTCGTTCTTCAACCCGGAAGTAAATGCGGAATTACCTACTTATCAACCACGCCAGCCATGTTGACAAATTCGTGGTAATTATGACCAAACTCTTAGCCATCTTTTTAAGTCTACTGTTTTTTTGTATCAGTGTTGAGTCCAGCATCTTGCCTTATTCAGCAGTCATTACTAATGCCGTTAATGAGTATACTCTTGATATGGGAGGTACTAATACTATAGTAGGAGTATTTACTTCAGGTACCAACTATTCATATACTCCTATGTGGCCAAACAATGTAAATACTACATGGCAAACTAATCCTATAGGTGTTGTCAATGTTTATGTAGGAAATAGTTCTCCGGCTACTAATTTAGTAGGAACTCAATGGGTTCCCTATGATGCTAACTTTTCTAATGGGGCATTCAATGCAGGAAGTGTGATAGAGAGTCAGACATCAATAAGATTCACTCCAATAGTAGGAAGATATGTTACTCTATCATTACTTACTAACCAAAATTGGTCAGCTACAAATGCTTATTGGACACTAATTTCTCCACCAGCAAACCTGATTTGGGATTGTTTTACTAATCAAATTCACGGTTCTTTAGGTAGTTATACTAACTTGGACGCCGTCGTGGCTGCTACCAATTCCTTAGGTGGAGGATTACTACAATGCTCTTCTGACCTCAGTTATTATTTGTCAGAGTTAGAAGGAAGACCCGTACCAATCATTTTACCTTCTCAGACTAATTCGTATCCCGGAACTATTTATCGAGTAGTAGATTTACAAAACAACGCAACATCATACGCCATACAGAGCAGTAATCTATTAAATGGAGTACTGCCAACAAATATTACAGCAACAATACAAGGAACAAGAGAAGTTGATTTTACTGGGTGGCCATATATGGATGTTTGGTATGGGGTTTTGAATTTCTTGGAATCTCAGGGGGTTAGATGGGTATATCCTGATGAAGATGGAGATTATATACCTTATAATTCTGGAGTTTCTTTATCTTCCTTGCCATACAATTTAAACCCGAGTGTAAAAAGTATCTATGCTAATTTTGCAATAGGTGATTTCTATCCTTGGACGAGAATAGACGGACCTACCAGACAAGGTTATCTGTACTGGTGGAGGAATCACTGGACTAGTACTTACAGTGGGTCATATTTATTTTCAGGGTCAGAAATTAAGTATGAGGCCGCACTGGGAATAATCAATTCAAATTATACTGAAGGATTCGGCAGTTATCCTCATAATTATAATATAGTAGTTCCCACAAGGATATTAGAGATGACTAATCAGGTGATTAATGGAATCTTAGTTGATACTAATTGGTGGGGTTATTTTGGAGGGCAGTTAGTTAATCCGACTAATGGAGTTTATGATGCTGCTGGATTGGGTTCATATAGTGGAATTGTATTAACTTGGTCACAGTCAAATACTAATTTAAGCACTTGGTTGGCTAATAAAGTGTATAATTGTGACACTTCAAGTCCTCCTGATGTTAACTACGCGTTAACGTATAAGTCTTTCTCTAGGTATTATGGTATATATCCTATTGATGATTCTTCATTCTCTACTAATGCTGCCGAAGTATCTTTAAATACTCCATTTAAATCAACAGGTGATGCTTGGGTTGGTAATCCGGGTTTGCCTATTTCTTATTCAGGAGAATATTGTTATTTATTAACTAACGTAGCTAATAAGGTAACTCAGTTAGGTGATACTAATGCCATTGTGTCCGGTTTAGCCTATGCTAGTTTAAATAGTGCGCCAACTAATTTTGGTAAACTCCCTAGTAATTTACACATGCAAGTATGTGTATATGGTCAACCCGTACTCCCAACGTCATCTTCCTATAATGCCTCCATTTCTAATAATTGGGTAAATTGGAGCAGTATGACTACAAATCTCGGGTCGTATGGGTATGATTTATTATTGACTGATTACGCCCAGAAAAATCCTTTATTAATAATTCCTGAAGTAAACGGTTTGATTGATAGAATAAAATTCTTGCAAAGCAAAGGAGTATTTGAGGCAGGATGTCAGGGCAATCCAGACCAGATACCTTATAATCCTTGGGATTATTATGCTTACCCGCGTACATGGTGGAACAACACGCTGACTGAATCTACTGTATTAACAGAGTTTTTTACTGGGTATTATTCTGAGTCGTCAGTACCTATGTTAAATTTTTATAATGCCTTTGAACAGAGTGTTGTAACTAATAATATAGCACTTCATGGATTAAGCAGTGGATATTCTGAATCTATTTTTCCGGGTACTTTTACATTTCCAGTATTATATTCGATGCAGACTAATCTTACTTTAGCATATACTGAATGTACTAATTGGGTAACTTTATCCAGACTAAATACCGTATCGAATCAGTTTGCATGGATACTTCAACAATTAAATTTAACTGGAACTAATTTAAATAATCCTACGGTATTCGCTGGAGTAGGCACTAATTCTATTAAAACATTGCAAAGCAGTAACTTCGTAGCCATAGCAACTACAGCAGGAAATCCTTATTTTGGAGCAAATGGTGGTTATAATCAGTCAGATTACTCTCAACAGTATGGAGGACAGTATTCTTGGACTTTAGTAAATCAGTATAGCAGCATACAGAATACGCTTAATTTTACGAATAGTGGATACTACAGAATTATAGTTAACGGTGGATACGGATATTTAGGGAATCCCGGATTATGCAGAGTAACTATTGGAGCTAACTCAGCTTCAGTGACTTTCACTAATGAGGGAGATGCTTCAGGGTATATCTCAGGATATACAAACGTACTGTATGTTAATTCGGGTGCCAATACTATTCAGATTGATTCTTTTAACGAGACAAATAATTCTGCCAGTCCCGGAGTAATATACACGGCTTCGTTGCAATATTTATCAAACTCTCCTTCATTAAGTATTAATGTAACTAACTATGGAGCGTTAGGAGACGCAGTTCAATTTTACGTCAATACAACTTCCAATTTAAATTTGGTAACTACAACAAATATCATCTCGAATAGTGTTATTGGAGACGCCATTGAAGTATTCAACGCAGGACCAATTACTCCTTTTGGAACGAATAGCTTTAATATCTATACCAACGGGTATTTAGACCTTGTAGCTACCGTTACCAACGTGGTTAATGGAACAAACCTCTATCTTTCCAAGGTATGCTCCAACACTTTGACTCATACTTTCGCTACGTTAGGCCATGATAATGAATCTGCATTTAACACTGCACTCACTGCTTTATATACAAATAATACTGGTTCTAGCATTCTATACATCCCTACTGGAAATTATCTAATTCTAGCCACGAATCAAGATGTTACATATAACTGGTATGGAGTTCATCTGAGTCAGGGTGGATTTACGATTCTGGGTGATGGAACTAATCTTACTCATCTAATAGGTCAAGGAGCTAGAATATCAGAACCTGTTGCCATGGGTAGTGAAGGTCCGGGAATTTTTCCATCTGGAACGAATTCTCCACAAAGAGGATTCATGTTTGATGAATTTACACCGACAAATTTAGTAGGGACAAATACTCCTCTTATATTTACAGGGATTAATATTGATGGTGGAATTCCTAATGTGGCTACGGAGGATAACTTTAGGAATAATAGTTATGGTGTTGGTGGACAAAATCAAGTGGATGGATTTGGATGGGATGTTACCCACGATGCTTTTGTGGCGACATTCCAATGGACTACAAATGTTCCTAATTGGAATAGTACTGATTTTAGCGTTTTGTCTACTAATATGTTGTGGCAAGGATGGCAGGGCGAAGTATTAAAGAATCCAGACGGTTCAACTAACGCTAATGTCTTTACTTATATTAATACCACGTTTTATGATTGTAGAGCAGACTGCGCTAATGCTGGTGCTAATATGATTATTACAAATTGCACATTCAATGATGTATTGGCTCCAATTGAATGGTATGGAAACAGATGTACTATACCTAATTATTTGGAAAATTGCCTTATAACTAATTGTTTTGGCGAATGCTCTATTGGATTCTCAGCTAGTTATAGTAATATACCATTCTTCTATTTCATTAATAACGACTGCTACTATACAAATCCTGCGGGCGGTAATATCTTCCTTAATCTCAATCACTTGGTTAATTGCGTGGTATCTAACAACTATTTCTTTAATTCTGGAAATAATGATATCGCTATCGTCACTGGTTCTGACAGTGCAGAAACTGCCTTTACCTGTCAATCAAACATCTTAATTACAAGCAACCTTTTCGTGAATGCTGACATTGCTGTATCTTCATTTCCTAGCCTTACATCTCTTAATCCGTCTCTGGATATAAGTCACTCAGAGAATATATACGTCACTGGTAATACGATGCAAAGTACGAATATAGCTAATCCAATTGAAACCTTGTGGTTAACCTACGGCTGGACGACTAATATATTCATCAGCAATAATAATTATAGCCAGTTCAATTCTCCCGGTTCAAACAGTGTCATAGTAGCTCCAGCCCTGTACAATTACGGTTTAACATGTGACTCTTCGCTGATTACTAATCTAGTGTACAAGGCAATTGTTTATACGTATATGACCAATGGCGTCACATACACTAATAATGTTGTTCCTACGAATTCTGGAAACACTATACTTTCCAGCAATTATTTTCAAATAAACTATCCTTCTATTTCCACGAACAATAACTACTGGACTGAGATAAGTAACAGCGGTGGTATAGTAGGAACAAATGGAATTTCCACAAACTATGTCAGTTATGCTTTGGGTTCAAAATATTATTTAACTTCCCCGAATAGACCGTTAGTAATCATCAACAATGATTCTAACGCTATTCCCGTCAATTCTCAGATTATAATTTATAATTCCGGGCCTAGCAACGATTTCATATACGAGAATTCTCTATCTGGGGCAGTGATAACTCTAACGAACAATACCTCGACAGTATTTAACTGGAACTCAGGAACTTGGACTACGTCTGGTGGAGGCAGCAGTGGCGGTGGTGGCGGAAAAGTAACCATAAGTACTTTAATAGTCCATACTTTTATATCACAATAAAAAATAGTGTAATATAAGGTATAATGAATATTAAAAGATTTTTCTTTGTAATGGCGGTGACTTTTCTAGTAACAGGGACATGTTTTGGTCTTAATTGGACGAATTATCCAATAACGGGCGTTTTAAATGGCAACGAGACGTTTTTGGAAGCTAGCAATTCTATAACCTACCAAATTACTTCGGCTAATTTATTTAATTGGTTTACAAAAAGTGCAACTAATGCTAATGAAATATGGATTTCTCCTGTTGGTATTAATGGCTCTGGCAACGGTAGTCAGGCAAATCCTTATATAGCCACTAATGCTGTAACATTTGACGGTTTATTTCCTTGGACTAATTTTTTTCCAATTAATACGAAAATCCATTTAAATGCCGGTACATTTCATGACACTAATGGACTGGTTATGCAGACTGGTTATGATATTGATGGGGCTGGACGAAACAAAACAATTATCCAGCGTGACCCCGGTGCTGGTGGTTATAATAATGATATTATTGGTGGGAATGTTGGGTATCTGCCACTTGGTCGTAGTAATATGATGGTTGAGAATCTTACTATTGACATGAATGAGCAAAATCAAGCTTGGAGTAACACTTATTATAGAGCAGTTACTTTAACTGGTGATAATGCTACGATTAAGAACGTCGAAGTAATTAACTGGGGATTAGCTATTACAAATCAAGAACAGTTTATACTTAATATTTGGACTTATGGCGGTAATTTTTATGGCTCAGTACAAACGAACGCTGTTCATCATGCTTTAATTGATGGTTGCATTTTGGGTTCTTGTGCTAATATGGTTATGGCTCCTAATGCTGGAGTGGATTTTCTTAGTATGGGTGGATATGGTTTTAACGGCAATGCTTCAAATAATTCACCACCAGTACTTTCCATACCAGACACTCTAACCGTTACAAATGGCTGGCTGTTGGGCGGTGAGATTAAAAACTGTTCCATGGACACTTCAGTTACGACAGATACGACAGGAGGATTAATGACTCCGGGATATTTTAATTTTATTTGTAATTTTGGGTTTATCAAAGGTTTTAAGGTAGACGGAAATTATATTCGTGATATTAACCAAATCGCTCTCGCTTCTGCCGCAGTTGGAATTTACTCTGAGTCTAATGCTTGGCAGGACTGGGAAATCTGTAATAATTACATGGTTAATGTTTTTAAAGGTATTTTTATAAATTCCACAACTTCTTATCTTGAAAATAATTTAAATATCCATGATAATACAATTTTCTATTCTGGCAGTCAAAACTCAATTGGAATTCATATTTTAGGATTAACTTCCACAAACCTAAATAATGTAACGATTAGAAATAACATGTCCTCAGCTTATTTAGGGGCAGTAGGCACAAATACTGAAGCACTTTTACTTTATAATACGACGAATACCGTAGTAACAGGAAATTACTTTAATAATTACGGAGGGTTGGATGCCTATATTTATAATAATGTTTCAATGCTGACTTGGTTTGCCAACTGGAATGGGCAAGGAACTAATCCTATTCAAAATGCGACTAATACTTATTATCCAAACACTTTAAAGGCAGACGTATTTCAAGGTGGGATATTTAGTGGTCAGTTACTTGTAATAGAAAATCCAATATCAATTACGTCTTGTTGGACAAATACTTATGGCGGTCGTGGGACTTTAACTATTAGTTACGCTATAACAAATTCTGTTTCTTCACCAATTGCATCATTTTTAATAACGAATTATTCATCTGGTCAATTTAGAAAACGATTGGTCAACGCGCCATTGACATCAAATACTGGTAATGATATTAGTGATATTTCTATCCCCGTTTCTCCAAATGATATTTTAGCTTTTACAAATCTAGTAAACGTGGGATTAGTAAGTTCCGAATTCACTCAATAAAATATTAAAATTATTATTGATATCTAGTGTAATTAGGATTAACATTTGGTTAGTTCGCGGTCTTTAATATATGAGTACTAAAAATAAAAAACAGCAATCCCGCCAGTCTTCAGAAAACCCAATCATTAAAGAAAGGTTTACTTATAATGAAAAACAATTAGAAATAATAAAAACGGGATTATCCAAAGAGTGCAAATGCATTTATATAAATGGAATTTGGGGTACATCAAAATCGTATTTAGCGGTATTAATTTCTCTAAAGCTTTTATATCAAAACAAAATTAACCAAATAATCTATGTAAGAAATCCAGTAGAATCTTCTTCTTTTGGTATCGGTTACATTCCCGGAGATATTGCCTCAAAAATGCTACCATTCAATCAAATATTTTTTGATAAATTATCTGAACTACTTTCTAAATCTGAGATAGATAGGTTAACCAAAGAAAATAAACTCAATTGCCTTCCATTAGGATTTGCTCGTGGTTTATCAATTACGTCTGCCTCTATCATAGTTGACGAAGCCGCTTCACTTACTTATGATGATATATTACTTCTACTTAGTCGGTGCGGAGAACATACAAAAATATTCTTTATTGGAGATAGTATTAACCAAAATGATATAGGAAGTAAATCTGGTTTTAAGAAAATGTTTGATTTATTGTCGGATTCTGAAAGTAAAGAAAATGGTATTTTTACCTTTGGAATGAATGAGGAAAAAGATATTGTCCGCTCGGGTTTTGTTAGGTTTATAATGAAAAAGACTGGAAAAATAAAATTCTAATAATCAATGATAATAATGACCCCAGAGGAGTTGTATTTAATGAGATGGTGGGACACGCCAGAACACAAAGTTTGGCAGAAACTGGCTGGTGTAGACCCGAATAACAAACCCGCGAATTATATTTTTATCTACTCGCCGGAAGACGATTGATTATTTCATCTTTTTTGTAAATTTTAGGTTTACCTTCTTTAATAAAAAGGACGTACTTTATTCTTTCTTCGTCGTTTTTAATTATAAATTCTTTTACGTCTGTAATATTCTTAAAGGTCGCGAAGTCTATTGAGACACCAGAATAATGCTCGCTAGGAGGCTGATAGGCAGATTCTTTAATTACCCGCTTGACATTAATAGGGTCAGAAATGGCAATCTTGTTCCATAGAACGCAAATATTATCATTAGAGTAATAATAGCCCTGATATTTATTAATATTGTCTTGAAAAACTTCTAAAGCCTTATCCAAGCTACCCTCTCTAATAACAAAAGAACTTTTGGGGTGGTATTTAAGCATTAACTCTTGACAATGAATGAAAAATTCGACCTTTTCGTTCTGGCTGAGTGACTTAAAAAGAATGGGCATGTTTTATTATATCAAAAATATCTATTAACTATACGAATTAATTGTATAATAAGTCATATGAACGCCTTAGAGAAATATTGCCATAACTGCGGTAAAAAAACAACCATCGACTCGAAATTTTGCGGGTCGTGCGGAACGTCATTAACGTCTATTGACTCAAAACCACCGTCACAAAACGCCAAAGCAGCCCAACAGAATACATTTACTCCAGTAGCAATCGGACGAGGGGGAGATGATGACGATAACAGTATTCGTGCTGACCGCGTTAACAGTTTATCCGAACTTGGTATTGATTTAAATAATATTGATATTTCTGTTGTAGGATTGGAAAGAAATCAAGAGAGTATCGCATCGGTAGTAGCGGCGGGGGGAGGATTACCACAGGGATATAAAGAACCGGCTCGTATAGGACGTTTTTCTTCCGACCCAAATGTTATAAAAGAAATTTTAAAAGAAGGAGCTTCTCTTAGACAGGGCGAGTCGATAGAAATTAAAGGCTAAACCTCTTGAAAAAGACTCCAATCGATATTAATAATTTCGAGAAATTAATTCCCGAAATTCAGGATGAAATAATAAAGCACAAACACCGATGGACGCTTACTTCATTAGCCAGTATGGACTTCCAAGATGTTAGCCAGATTGTTCTAATACATCTTTGGAATAAATGGGACCAGTACGATGATTCAAAACCACTAAAGCCTTGGGTTAATCGTATAATTACAAATCAAATTAAAAATCTAGTAAGGAACAACTATACTAATTATGCCAGACCCTGTTTGAGGTGTGATGCGTCCATTGGGGAGGATGGGTGTAAAATTTACAAGGAACAATGCGAAGCCTGTCCTCTATACGCTCATTGGAAAAAAAATAAACAACCGGCGACCTTCGTAAAGCTCCCCCTTTCAATAGAAAATCATTCCAATGAAGTCCACGAAATAAAAGATTCCTCTCATTATTCAATTAGTAATGAGGAAAAACTTCATATTATAATGAAAAAGATTCTAAAACCAATAGAATATAAGGTATATAAGGGTCTTTATATAGACAATAAAGAAGAAGAAGAGGTAGCTAAAAGTTTAAATTTTGTAAGTAACGAAAAAGGGCGTTCTCCGGGATATAGACATATTAAAGAATTAACAAAATCTATTCAAGAAAAGGCTCGTCAATATATTCAAGAACATGGACTAGAGTAATATGGACCCAAAAGAAAATATAGTCTTAACAGTCGAACAAGATAAACAAATATTAGATTTCTGGAATCGTACTCCGTCAAATCCACCGGGATTAAAAGAAATCACCGAACACCTTTTTCCGGGAATGAACTACGATGGCAGAAGTGGGTTCGGACGAGCCATAAAAACCACTCTCGCGAAATTTAATCTGAAAGCCAAAGGCGTACATGAAATTCCCAGTAAGACTTCTGTTATTAAATTGAGCGACGAACATCAGGCATTTATTACTAACAATGTGGCGACAATGAACGCATTGGAAATTGCTAAAATTATTTTTAATAATAATCTTCTTTCTAATCTTAATGCCGAAGTACGTGCTGTAAATGAATTTATAAAAACTTTAGATACTAAGGTAATTTTTAATTCGGCTGGAAATGACGACATTCCATCTGGAGAATATATCCCGCCAAACACTCTTGATAAAGTATTAAGACGCACCAATAAATACGTTAACGGTTCTCTTGACAAAGATAAATTAACAAGCAAACAAAAGAAGGGTCTTGAAATGTTAATTAATTATCTTCATACTTTTCGTTTTATTCGCCAAATGAATACTTATGAAAGTGAGGAAGACCGCAATTCGTGTGAAGATGCTTTTATTAGATATACTTATGACAAACCTGATTTAACCCAAGAAGAAATTGACCAATATATCGAATTGGCTAATCAAGGAGTTCGCGCTATTAGCATACAAAGACGAAGTGAGGGAATGCAACGCCAGCAGGAAACAATCCAAAACTCTGGTGGGGACCAAAAACTTTCTATGTCATTGGTAGAGGCCATAGGTAAAGCCGGAACTGAGCAGGACCAATGTTTAAAAAGAATTAATGATTTATTGGATGATTTGAAGGAAAAGAGGAGTAAGAGATTATCAAAACAGATTCAGGAGAATGCTTCTATCTTGAATTTAGTTCAAGCTTGGAGATTTGAAGAAAATCGTATTAAACTTTTAAAACTCGGTGAATTAGAACAGGAGAATAACCGTAATGAAGCTGAAAAATTAATGAATATGGCAGAAGTACGTGCTCTGATTCTAGGTTTGAATAAAGATGATTATATAAAGGACTAATGAAACAGAAACATAAATACGAATGTGGTAACTGCCGATGTAGTGGTAATTATAGCACTTGCGCTTCATTCATGGCTCATGCCGTCAGGGATTTTCCAAATAGTAAGCCGGAATATTTTGAAGGTCTTGGCCGACCAACGCCGCTACATCCTCTATATCAATTATGGTGTACTGCAAATGGAAGAAAAACATAAAATGATTTCCTGCAAATTATGTGTTCAAACTTTTGACTCTGATACGCTTTTTCATAAGCATCTTAGGTCTCATAAAATTACCCAATGCGAGTATTATCAAAAATACTTTCCGCGTTTTGATGCTTATGATAAATCCATTATTCTTTACAAAAACAAGGAGCACTATTTTAATACTGATTTTAATTCAAAAGATAATTTCAAACGGTGGTTCGGTTCGGTTGATTTGGAAGTTAAAAAACTTTATGTTCGTGAATTCTTAATTAAAAGAAAACAAAAAAAATCACTTATTTATGCTCCATCTCAAATTGAGTTGCGAACATTGATGATGCCCGGAATAAGATACATCAATGAAAAATTAGGAGGATATAAAAAATTGTGCAATGAATTAGGTTTGATTAATAGATTTTCTCAGGGCGGGTTTGATAGTTCTAAATTTAAAGATGTATCTAAGAAGGTAATCTTCACTGATTCCAGAGAACAGACGCCTTTGAAATTTGATAATCAAACGAGAAAAGATACTCTATCTTTTGGAGACTACCGCATGACTAATTCTAATATTTATATCGAGAGAAAGAGTTTGGGGGATGCGTGGGGTACATTAACTGGAGGATATGAGCGTTTTGAAAGAGAAATAGTTCGCGCAAAAGAGGCTGGTGCTTATTTGATTGTTTTGGTAGAAAGCGCATTTAATACATTGGAAGAATATCCAAAACAAAGACAAGTATACGGCAAAATTAAAATACCAGTAGAATTAGTCTACCATAATATTAGAGAACTAATGCAAAAATATGATGACTTACAATTTTTATTCGTAGACAATAGGAAAAAGGCCAGCGAAGTTATTCAAAAACTTTTCTCAGTTGACGAACAAGTTAGAAAAGTAGACCTACAATTATTATATGACATAAATCAACTATGATTTTTTATCCCGAAAAATACAGAAAAAAGAAAGCAGATATAAATAAAGAAATATTAAACATCCATGGAGAAATGGATGAGAATACTGCCAGAATTACTTTGGCTAAATTCCTTTTTTATAACCTTGGATTTACGGCGGATATGATTGCTGGTATCAAGCTTTATCCAGACCAAATAATAAATATCAAAGGTCTAATGGACGCAAATTACTCCCTTTGTGTTTGGGGTCGTGGTTGTGGTAAGAGCTATATTGCCGCCGTGTATTGTCTGCTTCAGTGTATTTTCTTTCCCGGTTCAATGATTCTTATAGCTGGTCCGACATTCCGTACAGCACGTCTTATTTTTAATTATATAGAAAAGATATGTGATAATCCTGATGCTCAATTATTATTTCAGGCCATGGGAGTTAAAAGCAAAAGAAATGACCAATTTAGTTGGCTGGTTAACGGTGGAGAAATTACAGCCATTCCTCTTAACGGCGAAAAGATTCGTGGTTTCCGTGCCAACATTCTTATCATTGACGAATTCTTGTTGATGAATAAAGACATGGTCGAAAAGGTTTTGATTCCGTACTTGGTGGCTCCTCAAGATATTAAAGAACGCCAAATTATTCGAGCCAAGGAAACAGAATTAATAAGAAGGGGTGTTTTGAAGGAAGAAGAAAGAATGAATTTTAAAAACAACGCGAAGTTTATAGCTCTTTCGTCTGCCAGTTATACTTGTGAATATCTTTATGAAAAGTATAGTGAGTTTGTAAAAGAGATTTATAGCCCTGATATGCCAGAAGAGGGTGCTAAATATTTTGTGAGTCAAATGGCTTGGGATTCTGTTCCTGCTGATAGAATGGAAAAGTCTATTATCGAATTAGCTCAAAGTGAAAATTCAAGTTCGGCTAATTTCAAACGCGAATATGGGGCGCAATTCATCGATGGAAGTGATAGTTACTATTCAATGAAAAAGATGATGGAATGCACCATTCCAGACGGAGAAACTCCAACGCTTCTTTTGAGAGGAGAAAAAGGAAAGAAGTATATTGCTTCCATTGACCCCAACTGGTCTAATTCTGCTACTTCTGATAATTTCTCTATGACAATCATAGAAGCGGACAATGATAAATTCAAGGAAGGCAAGGTGGGCGGTACCGTGGTCCATAATTATGCCAAATTCGGAAGAGACTTGAAAGACCATATCAAGTATTTCTTTTATTTGTATACTTCTTTTGATATTCATATGATTTGTATCGATTATGCCGGATATCAATTTATTGAATCATGTAATGAACACGAATTATTTAAGAAGGCAGGAATCGAACTTAAGATTTTCGAATTTTATCCAGAAAAAGATGGAGTAGAACTTGAGAAAGAACTAAAAAATGCCCGTAGAGATTACAACCGCACAATTCATAAGATTGTTTTTACACAATATTTTACTACTGATTTCATTCGAAAGGGCAATGAATATTTACAAGGATGTATTGACTATAAGAAGATTTGGTTTGGCGCTGGTATAAAATCAGATGTCTCGGCGTTCGATAAGGCAATTGCTTCTGAGATAGATTTGTCTCTTACTGGTGTTGAAGAAATTGAAAAGAAGGCCACCGACTCAGAAAGAAAGAGTGGTGGTCTTATACAAATGATTGATGACCAAGAGTTTCTTCTTAAGCAGCAGAAATATCAATGTGCTTCTATTGAAGTAAAGACTACCGCCAAAGGAACACAAAGTTTTGACCTTCCACAAGTTATGAAGAGAAATAACACATCAAGTAGAATGAGAAAGGACTCATACACAACATTAATGTTGGGTTGTTGGGCACTCAAACAATTTTATGACCTACAAAATATGCCAGAAGAAAATAACACATTCGAACCAACTTTATTATAGTGTAATACCTTAAGGGATTATGGCATATGACTCGTCAATTAGGCTAAAGCAATTAAACCAATCAGAATTATCTGGTTTCGTGTCTGGGATTCTTGCACTATTTCCATTTCAAAATATCTCTGGTAATCTAATTCCTTCTGGTTCAGGGGTTTACAATATTGGGTCATCGTTATATCCTTATGCTCAAATATTCGCTAATGAACTAAGTTTGGCTTCTGGTTCTGGAATAAATTTTGGCAATACGAGTTTTAATGCTTATACTTCTGGAAGCGGGGCATATATAGACGTTGGTGGATATGTTTTTTCTTTTAATGGTGACTATGTTTTTATTCAGGGGCCAAGTGGATTACAGGGTTTGTCTGGGGTGCAGGGGCCGACAGGTGCGACAGGCATAAGTGTTACTGGAATTACTTATAACACTACCAGTCATATACTTTCTTTTTACCTATCTAATAATACATCAACTGGTTTTAATTTTCAAGGACTAAGTGGAGCTACTGGTACTTCAGTTACTGGGTTTTTCCAAAGTGGTAATTATATTCTTCCTCAATTTAGTAACTATCAGGGGTTGGGTGCGCCGATTTCTTTAATAGCTGGACCACAGGGTATGCCCGGAGGTGTTACTCTTAATTTCCAACAATCGGGTACATCTTATACTTCTGGCGCTAATCCTCCCGACTCTGGTTTTCCAAGTCAAGTAATTATCAATCCTTATTTTAGTGGTAATAGTTTCCCAGATATTACTCTGATGCGCGGGATGAGTTATACCTTAAATTCTAGTGGATTAAATACTCACACATTGACATCTGGAGATATTACTATTATGTCTGGGTTTTTCTCTGGACAGTCCCTTCCGTTCCAAGCCGGAAATAAAATTAACTATTACGAAGACGCTTATAACACAGGTTACTGGAGGCCAGTCTTTTTTCCGAGCGGTACCGCAACTGGATTTTATAACTCTAATACTACCCCAAGTTTATTTGTAGAAACGACTAATAGCGTGGTTTACTATAACTTAGTCAATAATCCTTATAGGACACAGATTTCTTTTACCACTAGCTTCGCGGCACAGAGTCAGTATCAATATGGGTTTGTACTTTATACATTAGGTCAAGATACGACGACAGATTCAATGATTTTGAGTTCATCAACATCTACTGGGTTTGCTGTTGTGGTTGGTAATGCTATTTTCTCTTCGCAAGCTGGTCCTGCGGGAATTCAAGGACCAATTGGACCAAGTGGAAATATAGGTCCAACTGGTAATATAGGACCAGTTGGAGCAACAGGAGAAAATGGTGCGGATGTCGTTGGATATACATATTCTGGCGTCGGTAATAATATTTATATTCAGTTCCAATTAGCGAATGGAATAACTCAGCCTTGGATTCCATTACCAGCGGGAGGACCATCAGGAGCTTCTGGCGCAGTTGGCACATTAAGTAATAATTTTCAAGGAAACTTTGCTTCTGGTACCACATACTACAATGATAATATAGTATTCTCTTCGGGGTCATCCTTTATCAATACAGGAACTACTATTAGCGGAATTTACCCCCCTAATGTTCCTTGGCAGATGCTTTGTCAATCCGGTACCATCGGCGCAACTGGTCCTGTAGGGCCAACGGGGGCAACTGGAGCAGCGGGTTCGATATCCAATCATTTTTCGGGAACTTATTCTGGACTACCGAATGTGTATATTCCTAATTCAATAGTTGTACAGTCAGGTTCAAGTTATATTAATACCGGCGTATCTAATATAAGTGGTATCGCGCCTCCGAGTGTACCATGGCAAATTTTAGCGTCGGGTGGAGCTACTGGCCCTCAAGGAGCGGCGGGTGTGCCAACGACTTTGAGACCTGAAAATTTCTTTAGTTTGGTATATGGGAACGGTATTGGTTCTGCTAGTAGTGGAGTTTTATTGGACCCCGCGAATTACGACATGTACTCACTACAGATATCAAGTGGGTCATCTGGTGCAGCGGCTGGAGTTAACCCAGTTTCCATAACTATTTCGGGCGACAATTTCGCCACTGGACAATCATTAATAATAAAGGTGCGAAATATAAACGTACCACAGAATAATGGAACTTCATCACAGCTTTTTAATTTAAGTTCTGTTACGGTAACGGGAGTTTTAAAACAAATAAAATGGCCATCTAACGCGTATTCCTTTCCAAATTCTGGAACAGCCAATGTCTATTCGATAATAAGATTCCCTGATGAGACTGGATATTCGGCATTTTACGGTACATATGCTAATCCATATCAATAAAATTAATATCATTTATTTAGTGTAATTATCGCTATTATAAGAATATGGCAAAGAAAAAATTAAAGGAACTTCATCAACTTGGGGCGACGGTTGGACCTCCTTCCTCATTGGAGTCGAAAAAAGTCGCCAAACCCGTAAAAAGTAAATCCGCACTACCAGAGATGGTTTCTACCGCGTCGGATTGGGAAGGGGTGACAAATAATACAACAGTACGTCGTGACATTGCGGGTTCTGTAGAGAGAACCAATAGATTTACTAATATTGAAAATGGTTTAACCCCGTACAGGAATTCTAGCGCAATATATGGGAATAGTGCTGTTGACATTCGCGATGCCGTGATTCTTTGCCAAAAATGTTACTGGAATTTCAGCTTATTCCGAAACATAATAGATTTAATGGGTGAGTTTAGTATCGATGATATCTTATGGACAGGCGGAAACAAACAATCAAGAGCGTTCTTTGAAGCTCTTTTTAACAAAATTGGTATTTGGCAACTTCAAGACTGCTTTTATCGCGAATATTACAGAAGTGGTAATGTTTTTATCTATCGTTTTGATGCTGATGTCAAACCCGGAGACGTTAAAAAAATTGTTCAAAGTCTAGCATCTACCAAAAAGACGAGTGTAGGAGACCCAGTGCTAGACCAGAACCAACCGATGAAAGCTCCGATGGAAGCCCCCGACAATCACATGGGATATCCAACTGGTTATCCCAAGAATAAAAGTGGAGATAATAACCCGCTACTTGAGGAAGGAGACATTAAATTAGAGGTTGAGCCGATGAAAATGCCCGCTCGATATATTATTCTAAACCCCGCCGACATAAATATGTTGGGTACTGCTAATTTTTCGTATGGTATTTACTATAAGGTTTTGACTGAATATGAAGTCTCGCGCTTAAGAAATCTTCAGACCGAAGAAGACATTGAGGTTTATAATTCACTTCCTAAATTCACTCAAGACCAAATCAGGGCTGGTGTGCGTAGTGTTTATATTCCATTAGACACCAAGAAGGTTAAAATAGTTTTCTACAAGAAACAAGACTATGAACCATTCGCCGTTCCTATGGGTTTTCCAGTTCTGGAGGATATTAACGCCAAAATAGAAATGCGCCGTATTGATATGGCTATTACTAGGACAATGCAACAAATTGTTCTGTTAGTAACTTGCGGTACTGACCCAGACAAGGGTGGTATTAATCAAAAAAATCAAGAAGCTCTTAAAAAAATATTTTCTAATCAATCAGTTGGAAGAGTTTTGGTAGCCGACTATACGACCGAGGCCAAGTTCATTATTCCTAACATTGCGGAATTACTTGACCCCAAGAAGTATGAAATTATTGATAAGGATATTAACATTGGCTTAAATAACATATTCTTGGGTGGAGAAAAATTTGCTAATCAGCAAAAGAAGGTAGAAGTGTTTGTTAAGAGGTTGGAACAGGCTAAAAAGGCATTCCTTGAAAATTTCTTAATTCCAGAAGTTAAACGTATTGCTAAGTCGTTGAATTTCAAGAGTTATCCTACTCCATATTATGACGATGACCAATTCCGAGATGACGTTTCTTATGCGAAAATTTATACTCAATTGGCTTCAATGGGGATTTTGACACCAGAACAGGCGATTACGGCCATCGATGACAATAGACTTCCAGAGGTAGACCAAATGGTACCCGCCCAAGAAGTCTATAAAGAAAATCGAGCAAATCAACTTTATATTCCACTTATACCACCCCCACAACAAGGTGGAGATGACGATAGTGGTCCAAAAGGTAATGTGCCATCAGCAGGTAGGCCACAGGGTTCCACTGGGCCTCAAACTTCAAAAAAAATAACTCCAATGGGGTCAAAAGCAAGTGAAACAATACAATTTAGTGTTAAAAAACTTGCTGAAAACATGCTCTTAGCCCAAGCCGCCGAAAAAGATATTTGTTCGTTTCTTAAAAAGAAATATAAAGTCAAAAAATTAAATGAACTTCAAGAAAGTGTAGCCAACGAAATCTTGACGGTGATTGTCGCGAACGAAGAAAGTAATAATTGGTCTAGCGTAGTTAAAGAATATTGCGAAAGCCCCGTTGATAAAAATCCAGAACGCGTTAAAGAAGTATTAAGTATTGGGTCTATTCATCAAGTCGAAAATTATATGGCCGCACTTCTTCTTGCGAGTAAGAAATAAGGAGGCGTAACTATGTCCTTCGGCGCTTTTAGCCTTTTTTCCTTTTTCCAACAGCCTAATACCGGAATAATTCCAACCTCCTTAAACTCTTCTATTTTAAATGCGGGAAACGGAGCTTCTGGTACTATAGCGGATTTTAATTGGTATTATCCCTATGGTGGAACAATAATTCTTGACGCCTTATTAAATTCTCATAGTAGATTTGGGTTTTATATTTGGGCTGATTCATATGGAGCAGTTGTTGAGGGGTTACATTATACGACTGTATCCACAGCTTTTTCTGGAAATTTTGGTGCTAATAGTGATAGTGTCTTTTTTGGAGATAAATTCTATGGAACAATTTACCCACAATTAAAAGATAATATAATTAATTATACTTCATTTTCTGGATTGCAAACCGGCGTTCATTATGACAGCATTTCAGAATATAATTTATTTAGTGGAAAATTAACTGGAGAATCTTTTGATATTATCTTTTGTTTGGTTGGATTTTCGGGAGATATTTCTTCCAATGCCGACCCGATGTATTTTAATACCCAATTTAGTGGAAATATTAATCATTACGATATTGAAAGTATTTCTTTTAATAACGAGGTAAGCGGAAGGTTTTGGCCATTAAACCAAGATTCTGGCCAAATAGTTTTTTCTTTTTTGGGATATTCTATAGGTACCGGCCTTTATGTAATTCCATTTTCCGGTAATGACAGCGGAAACCTTTCCTTTTCATTGGTGGGATATAGTGTCGGTCCATAAAAGTGTATTATATCATATAATAAACTAGGTAAAAGGAATTTTAATGAAAAGCAATATAAAATGCAGTATGAAGGGTCGGTATAAAGTCGAAATCTTTAGTGGTAAAACACTAATGGAAACAACCGATTGGTTTGATAACGACATTACCAACACGGGAGTTCTTTACCCTTTTACTTATCCATTCGCTAGATGTTTTATGTTTTTATCTATTGGTAGCGGTCAATTTACAGAACAAACCAATGGTCTTCAAAGTTATACTGGATTTTATAGCGGAGCAACGCCAATAAATACCTTCCAGACACAGGATGGGAATTATCAGACAGGAAGTTATATGGGATGGCCATTTTATGCTTCTGGATTAATTGGAAGTTCGGCTTGTGGAACTCAGTTTACTCCAAGTGGAGTTAATCTTTTTAGGGCATGGAATCTCCCATCAGGAACTGGTGCAATTGGAGGAACTGGATTAGAAATCGACTCATTTATGGTTTCCCCTTCGAGTGGTTCTGACCCAACAGGATGTTATCCATTTAGTTGCGTAAATCAATCTGTGTTTATTGCTTCTGGATATAATGCGACGATTTATTACATGCTTTCTTTGAATTTTAATGATTACGCTCAACCTTATGTTTATTTTCCAACTGGCGTAAGTGGTAATGGCTACTTTAATACAGGAAACGCCATTGTTGGAGGAGTCGATACAACATTAGTAAGTGGTTGGGCTAACCTGAGTGGAATTTATAGGCAATTATTTCCCGGTATTCAGTGTGTTGATAATTATGGCGGCTGTGTTGTCACTGACCATGGAGCAATGCTTGAACCAAATTTGGTAAATGCTTATAATTTATACTTCTATTTATCACCTGACATTTCTCAATATGCGGTATCTAAATATGATAGTATAGGACATTTTGGTAATTCGGCGGAATACGATGGTTATAATTCTTATGGTCTATGCGCTAATTATTCAGAATATACATCCTATACCGGAGCCACAAATCCAAGTGCGGCAATTACCAACGTCTCTAATCCGGGAGCACCAGCAGATGAAAATACTTTTTATTATTCGGGAGATTCAGTACCTAATTCGTCAGTTCAGTTAAGTTATGTAAACCCTCCTGTTTTAACCGCCACAAACGAAAATTTACATTTATCTAATTTACCAAATATTTCTGGATATACGGGTTTAGTTATAAGTAGTACATTTCAATATAATAGTCAAAGTTTCGTTAATGCAACTGGACAGACTATAGATTACGCATCTCCCGGTGGTAGTTTATTTAGTAGTACTATTCCTAATTATGGACAACCAGCCGTATTTTCTACTGCACTTCGCAGAATTCCTCCTACAATTACGGGGGGAAGAATTCAAAAGGCCACAAAATCATCCAGAATATCTCCAATCCAAGCATTAGGATGGAATGCTCGTTATGGTTCGTTGGTTTTAGCTAATATAAACGGATTAACTAATATAGGTTCTTTACAAACAATTCCAAATTATCCTTATATGGAATATTTGTTTTTTGATACCTCTGGAAGAGCAGCTAATATGCCACATTATCGTATTATCCCAGAAATTTATTTAACAAATCGTGGTACTGGAGTTTATCAAGCCGTATTTAGTATAACCGGACAGGGCGTAAGCGGTGCATCTGGAAGTCCTATTCAAAGACTATTGAATGTAACTGGATTTATGGGTGGTTACAACGCCGGTAATACTACTGGATTATATACTAACTATCCTTGGACGGGCTATATAGACCCAGCCGCTCCGGGAGACGGTAATTTAGCACAATCGGGAATTATATTCAGCGGGGTAAATATCCCGTCTAATCTAACTGGAAGTTATAGTACGGGGACATATGGATATGGAGCAGTTTACGGAATTATAACTCCTTATTCTGGATTTACTGGTTTACCTTATGATTGTTGTCTTCTTGATAATCCAGTATGGAGTGGTTTTTCAGGCGACCAAGGAATAAGAACATTACCGAACCCAACGGGTGAAACCGGATTACTTTGCTGGCCTTATCCGGGTTCCAAAATAGGTTTGGCTATAACAGGACTTCAATATTGGTATCCGACTTTTTACACTGGTTACGTTTATTCTGATACAAATAATTATATTAGTCAAAGTGGTTTTCAGTTAGTAGGTAATGTAACGGGTTCTGTTGGAACATCTATTCTTTCTTCGGCGGGCGCGGGTACTTATACGATTGGAAGCGTGTCTATTACCGTGAATTCTTCTCATCAGATAACAGCCTCAACAGTGACAGGAATAGCGAGTATTGTTGCGGCAGCAAATGCAACATCGGGTTTCGTACCAACTAATTTGTGTGCGCCTTCTGGAAAGATTCATCACTTAGAATATTATACAGGAAATAATTTTACTGGCGGCTATAGACTTCTCCCAAATTACGCCTCGGGAAATAATAATTTTACAGGAGTCGGGGGTAACACTTATTCTCCAATTCGGGGCGGAGCATTTCCGGGATTAAGTTCCCAGAATGGTATGCAGATTTATTTTGATTTTATTTGGTCAGCTTAATATGCCTGTTAATCACTTAAATTTAGGCGGTCAGTTCAAAGTCGATGTTTACAATAAAAGCGGGGAATTATTAAGAACGTCGAACTATATTGATAATTTTATCACAAATTCGGGAACACTATATCCTTACTATTTTGCGTTTGCTGACTGCTTTAGATATTTAAGTTTAGGAACGGGAACTGGAGTCAATTCTACTGGAAGTGGCGTTTACCCAGCTACTACTGGATTAATGAGTGGGGTTTCTGGATTTCAATATTTAGATTCTGGGTTTTATACTACAGGAGGATTTTTAGCTGCTGGTTGTGGTAATTACGCTAATCCGGCGTCAAACACAATAAGTTTAATTAGACAATGGGGTTTGCCAGATATAACGGGTGATATTTTTAATTCAACTTATAATTTTAAAGAGATAATGGTTAGTCCCGGTAGACCTTATGTTTCTGGTTATACAGACCTTTCTTATACTACGCTAACTGGATTATGTAGTTGCTCAGAAATAGCGTATTCCTTGGCTGAAGATGGTTCCCACGTAACTGGCAAGGATTGTTCTCAGATAGCTAGCTATTATTCACTTTTACAAGGTCTCCCAGAACAAATAAATAATCAATATGGAAGTAGTGCTGGTACAAGGACAAGACTAAAACTGTGTGATGCGTCTGCGGCTTTCGCAAGAATCACCGGAAACTTTTCTGTAAATTCTGGAGATGTGATGACGGTAACTTATCAATTAAATATAACTTTTAACACCGGGATACAAACTGGAATTTATACTGGAATTCCTCATCCTCCAGATGCAAATTGGAGTACTTTGGGATTTGTTTCTAATATCACTAATCCGGGAATAAAATTAATTATAGATAGCACAATGGCCCAAAACAATCAAACCATTTCTGCTCCAAATAATAATTGGAGATTACAGCAATATGATTACGTTTATGGTTCTTTTACTACTTCTAATTTATATGGGGAATCTTTTATCCCATCGTTAGGCATTCCATTAGAACCTTCTTGTATTTATGATATTGGTGGTTCTTTTTCTGCTTATGTTTCTGATGATAATACTCAATTTTTAGTAAGTACAACCGGAGGAGAATGTCCAACTGGACTATATAAACCTTGGAATACTGCTGGGAAAACACTACCTCAGAATTCTGGTATTTTACCTTTTAATATCCTAGTTAGCGGAAATAGTACTTCTGGAGCGTATTATCAAAACTCTAATTATTGGTATCAAAATCCATATAATATAAGAAGTTCCACAAGTTCCGTCGAATATCCAAACACAGGAGACGTTTCTACATCTTCAACTCCAACACCGAAAGTTTATAGTGGTGTACAATCCCGTTCTTATTTTTCGAGTGGTTATCGTGGGGGTTCTATTACAACGTCTTATCAATTTCCACAGTTTTATATTAATTTAGGGATTGGAGCCATACAATACGTTCGAAGTTATATTCTTGGATATATTGACCCAGTGACAATTTCAACTACTTATAGCGTTGGTCCTAATGCTGATTATATAAATGTAGTACCATTTTTTGATTGTCTGTTATCTGGATTAAGTGGTTCAGGATATTTCATCCCAACCATACAAACTGGTGGCAGCAACAACTCTCCAACTACTAAAATTATTAATTCAAGTTCTTTAGAATATAATTATCTAACTGGACAGGGTGGTAGTTTATTTCCAATATTTAATAGTATACTTACTTGGACGGCAGCGTGTCCTTCGGGAGTGATAGGTTGTTAATACCAAATATCAAAAATTTGTGTAATTACAAAGGATTATGTCACCAAAAGAGTTACCATTTCATAATATATTTGCGTCAGTAATTCGTCCCGTAGTTTCCGAAGAAAAGGACAAACTACTCGCTATTGCTTCAATGGATGAACTTTCTAAATTTGTTCCTAATATTGATACACTTCGTAACATAGACCTTCTTCCTGTCGCTTTCGATGCTTGTGTTGTTAACCGTGGAAACAAGAACGGCGATATCATTAATACTGAGATTGCTCTTGCCACCTACAAGACATTTATCAACAAATTTATCGACACAGAACATAATAGACAGAAGGTCATTGGTGTTATTTTAACTGCTTCTTTAAGTGAGTTTCATACTAACAAAATTCTTACAGAAGACGACGTAAGAGGTAAAGATATTCCTTTTAATATAACTTTGGGTGGTGTTTTATGGAGAGCGGTAAATGGCGATTTGTGTGACCTTGTAGAAGATTCAAGTGACCAAGACTCAGATAATTATCGCAAAGTATCGGCTAGTTGGGAACTTGGATTCTCTGGTTATGATGTTGTAGAATTAGAACCGGGAGACAAAAACTTATCAGAAGGAAAAATCATTAAAGACCCAGAATTTTTAAAGAAAATTGACAAATACCTAAAGTCTTCTGGTGGTTCTGGTTGTAAAGATAATAAAAACTATTATCGTATGCCTAATGAAAATGTAATAGCCATGGGTATTGGTTTAACTGAAAAACCAGCCGCAGAAGTTAAGGGTATTGCAACTAATGTTGACCAAAAAGAACCTGAAGCAAAGGCGGAATCTGTTGCCTCTGAAGACCTAAATAAAAAAAATATCACAACAATTGCAGAAAGTATTTCACAAACACAACAAATCAATGTAAAAAGAGAAAGAACAGCTATTATGAAAATTAATTCAATCACAGACATTACGGATGAAAATTTAAAACAGTGTTCGGCTTCGGCTGTCGCTGAGTTCATTCAGTCAGAACTTTCAAAGGCTAGTAAGACCTTTACTGAAGAAAAGGCGCAACAAGCTCAAGCGGCACAACAAGTTCAGGCTACTGCTCAAGAACTTAATAAGAAACTTGACGAAATGAAGGCATCTTTGGATGCGATGGCTAAGGAAAAGGCCGACCGTGATAAAGTTGATGCCTTTAATACTCGTATGAGCGAAACGGTCGCTTCTTATGAATTGCCTGATGAAGTAGCTACGATTGTTGCTGATGATTTGAAGAATATTTCAACTGCCGAAGCTTATGCTTCATGGAAAACCAAGGCTGAGACTCTTTTGAAGCCATATTCTAAGTCCGCTATTGCTGCTGCTAAGAAAGCTAAAGCTGATATGGATGAAGCAGAAGCATCCAAGAAAAAGAAAGATATGGAAGACGCCGAAGCTAAGGTTAAGGCTGATAAAGATGCTGCTGACAAGGCTGCTAATGACAAAGACGGTAAAAAGGGTGCCAATGCCTCAACGGAAGCGATTGCATCAGCCGTAGAAGGTGCTTTGGATAATGCTAATGTCACGAAGGGCGGTTTGCCAAATAGTTCAAGTGCCGTAGCACAGGGACTAAAAGAAAAATTTAAGACCGCATTTGCGGAAGAAGGTTTTATTATCACACCAACGAAATAAATTAACAGAAACAACAGGAGAAAAAAAATATGCCATTACTAAGACCATTGAGAGATTATAACGAGAAAGATGTATTGAATCTTTACACGTTTTCGGGCCAGACAAGTTCAGGCCAAATTGTTAACAAGGGAACTCTTGTTGCTATTCCAGCCAGCGGGGGTTGGAGAAATGACCTAGAGCCATTGAATATTCTTGGCCAATATGGTGATTTTAGCGTGAACAACGTTCAAGCTTTGCGTTACGGGACTTCTGCTTATGTTACATATTATGGTACTGGCAGTTATACTTCTGGTTTCGTCGGCGAATACCCAATCGGTATTACCCTGTTTGATATCCGCGAATTGGACGAAAACAACATTCCTCTTAAGTATAACCCTCGCAAGGCTGCTGAGTTGGAAGCTTGTATTTCCGGTCAAACGGTTCCTATCGTTACCCGTGGTACCTTCCTTTATTCTGGTCTTACTGGTAACGTTCAAGGAGGTCAGGCTCTTTATGGTAGCACGAGCGGAACGATTGTTGCGCTACAAAATACTGGAGTTCTTCCACAAATTGGTATCGCTCTCGGTGGAACAGGTGCAGATGGTTCTGCTCTTATCAGATTGGGACTTTACTAAGATTAATAATTAAATAAAAAAAAGGAAAAACATTTATGCAAATCCAACTTAAAAACACTCCAGAACAAATTGAGCTTATCAAGGCCATGGGTTCTTCCAAGCAGTCGGTTGCCCGTGAAGCCACAGAAGCTATTGCTGCTTTCTTGGCCCCCGTCCTTAAGAAAGTCTTGATGACTGCGGGTACGGCGTCAACAATCTATCGTGATATGGAATATGACGAAGATTCAGACCCATCTATTCCACTCGATTTGTTCTACAATGAAGGTACTGGATACGTATCTATTTGGAGTCAGTCACAAGCTGGTGGTCTTCCTACTTCACAAGTTTCTGGTATGGCTGAAATCAAGATTGGTACTTACCGCCTTGACTCTGCTGTATCTTTCAACAAGAAATACGCCCGCAAGAGCCGTTTGGACGTTGTTTCCAAGGCCATTGAACGTATGGTCAACGAAGTTTTGGTTAAGCAGGAGCGTAATGCTTGGGCTGTCGTTTTGAAGTCTCTCGCTGAAGCCTACACCCCAATTCTTGGTCCCGGTCAGTCTTCTACCAGTACCTATGGTCACACGATTGCGGCTACTAACGCCGGTCAGTTCCTTTTGGCTGACTTAAACAATCTTATTCTCCGTATCAAGAGAATCAACGAATCGTACAGCGCAAACACTCCAGTTCAGCCTTACTCACACGGTATTACTGACCTGTATGTTGCTCCTGAAATCAAAGCGATGGTTCGTGCGTTTGCTTACAACCCAATTAACACCACTTCCAGCGATTCAACCGCTATTGGTGGTATCCGTGGTCAATTCCTTTCCGAAAACCTCCGCGACGAGATTTTTAGAAACGCTGGTATGCAGAGTATTTACGGCGTTAACCTCGTAGAACTCGTCGAATTCGGTAACAGTCAGAAATACAACGTTTTGTTCAACCAATTCGCTGCTTCTAGCAATGCTGCTACTCAGGTTCAAGGTTCATCGACCTACAGCGCAACTGGTTCCGCTTCTTGGACTTCATCGACCACTCAGCAAATCGCTGTTGGTATTGATAATACTCGCGGTGCGTTTGTTCGCCCGGTCGCAGTTCAAGCTGAATCCGGTGGAACGTTCTCAGTTCTTCCCGATGGTCAATTCGACATGTACGGTTCCAGAGTCCAGAAAGTTGGATTCTATGGATTTCTCGAAGAGGGTCGCGTGTGTCTCGACGCCCGCTCGGTCGTTGGCATCGTGATATAATCGTCAATGTTTTCAATGTAACGGTGGGTTTTATAGCCCACCGTTTTTTTATTATTTTTACTTGACGAAACAAGAAACTTGACCTATAATAATGATAGGTATGAGAAACATTTGGAAACCAGAAGAAGATAAGATTATTATTGATAAGTATGAGACTATTCCGTTGCTGGAGATAGTAAAACTGCTCCCCGGTAGAAATTATAACGCCGTAAAAGCAAGGCAAACATTTTTGGGCGTTTGTAAGAAATACCAAAAAGACGAATTATTCTTTGAAGTACCAAATACGGTTAATAGTAGTATTAGTGGAATTATAGCAAGCGATGGGCATTTATCACCCAAGAAAGGAAACAGGGCTGGAAGAGTATGCCTCGGCATTAACACGAAAGACATATTTTTGCTGCAAGAATTTAATCGTTTAGCCAAATCCAATTATATGATTTCCTCTACTGAAAAACAAGCAATATTTCTTGACAAAAGAAGCGGAAAAACCTACCATTATTTAGATAAAAAATCTAGATTGGAAATTTCTTCAGCCGATAAATGGTTAGAAGACTTATATAAAAATTGGAATATCCATTCCGGCAAAAAGAGTCATAATCTCGAACCGCCAAAAGAATCAAACAACCTAGACAATTATCTTGCTTATATTTCGGGGATTATTACTGGAGATGGTTCTATTTTTGTAAACGGTCCTCAAGCCGAAAATTGTATTAGAATATCTATTTTAGGAACGGAGAAACTCCTCATTTGGATAAAGTCAACGGTAGAAGCTTTTCTTAATGACAAAATTAAAGCTAGTATTCATCCAGAACATAAAAACAAGAACCTATATACCTTTAATATAAATGGCATCAACGCCGCTAGAATCATTCATAAAATTAATTCCATGGAAGTACTAAAATTGGCTCGCAAATGGGAAAAACCAGAAGTATTAGAAATTATTGAAATATTAAAAAATAAATATCCCTCATTATTTAATGAGCCATTAAAAAATAAAATACTTTCAATAAATCAATTACTTAATCAATGTGAAGTGGAATTTACACAAGAAGATAAAATATTTAATATACCGAGTAAAAATATAATTATTAAGGTCGTAGAACTATATAATTCTAAAGAACCAAATGGCCAATTAAATTTTTTAAAACAATCTGTTGATAAACGAGTTATACAAATCTTCGAGAATGAACTCTTAGACAAACCTAAAATCGTCTTCAGTCGCCTCAAACACTACTTGGGGCTAGTCAAAAGACGTATTTTTGCGCGTAAATGTGAAGTCCGACTAATTGATTTTAATACCAAAAACAAATTTCTAGATAAATACCATATCCAAGGACAGGATTATGGTTCGGGAATATTCTTGGGACTTTTCTATAAAAACCGGCTGGTTAACGTAATGACATTCTCGGTTAGAGATAACGACTATGAACTATCCCGCTTTTCGGGGATAAATCATTTTAATGTCTGCGGCGGGGCATCTAAATTATTATCTTTTTTTGAGAAAAATTACCATCCACATCACGTTTTCTCCTTTGCTGATAAAAGATGGTCTGTCGGGAATCTTTATTACCAATTAGGCTTTCAATTAACCAAAGAAAATGAACCAAGTTATTTTTATTTCCACCCCCCGGAAAAGAAACTCCATCATAAGTTTGGATTTAGGCATAAGTATTTAATTAATAAGTTGTTAAATTACGACGCTAGTAAAACTGAATGGGAGAATATGAGCAGCCATGGATGGCAACGCATCTACGACTGCGGCTTAATAAAATTTGAAAAATCATATACAAATACCCAAGTTCCCCTATAATAAGTTATATGCCAAAAACAAAAAAACTCGAAACATTAAAACAAACCCACGGCAAAGTTAATAACTTTGAAGTCACGACCCTAGACCAAATTTGGGGTAGCAGCGATAACACACCATTCGGCACTACTGATATTGCTGAATTCGAAGCTAAACTTAAAGATATGACTCGTTCTGACTTGGAAAATTTCGCACGTCAACACGGTAGTATTATTGTCGAAAGTTCGGAACGTATTCGTAACGAACTAATGAAAGTTTTCCGCAATTATGTTTCTTTGTTGCAAAAACCACCTACTAGACCCCAAACTTCTAATACAAAAGTCTCTGAAGCAGTTCAAAGAATCTTAAATGAAGGTAAAAATATTTAAGTTTTAGATAATTCTGTTTTTGATGCCGTATATGTGTAATTACATTTATTATGGCATTCGATTCGACAATTAGGCTAAAACAACTAAACCAATCTGAACTTTCTGGTTTTATTATTTCTTTGGTTCAGAGTTATTTATCTGGTAATACGGGTGTTCTAACTGGGTCTTTTTACCCGCTTAATACTAACCCAAATGATTATCAAGAATCAGGTGTTTTTGTTAGTCAAAATACTTTAGATAGTGCAATTAACCAAGCTACCTCCTACGTTTTAAGTCAAATACCCATAATAGAAACAAGCGGTTTTCTTTTAAATACAGGAAATCAAACACTTTCTGGTAATTTAACTGTAAGTGGTTCGGTTAATAGTACAACGGGATATTATATTAATTCGACACAAATTGCTGATAATCATGCAAATGGTTATTTTAATCGTTTCAATATAAATAGCGGATTTTTATTTTTAGCGTCTTCATATACTGGAGGCAGTATGAATATGTATCAAGCTGGTAATAGTTGTTGGGCTATGTATAACAACAACGTCGCTGGAGGAGACACTAATTATACCATATCTGCAAACGGAAATAATGGCTATACATTCGTTGCTAGGGGTTCTTCTAACCAATTTCAACTTTATGATTATCAAACATTAACTAATATATTAACTATTGATGGAAGTAATAATGATAATATTGGTTTTTTTAATGACAGTCCTCAATATACATTGGATGTGAGCGGCGATGGAAATTTTACTAGCGGAATTTATATAAATGGAAATATTGTTGCTCAAGACTCGACTGTTGTTCACTTAAATGGATTTGAATCCATTGGTGGTTCCAAAGTCTTTAATGCAACTCAATATTTTAATTTTCCACTAAATATTGATTCTTCAATTAATGCATACAGCGGTATTACTACATCATCTTCTTTTGGACTACAGACTGGCACACAAACGACATTGGATTGGAAAAGTCGTTTAACTTATGATTCATCTGGTAATCAATCAATTGATTGGCAAAATAGACAATTAAAAGCTGGTTCTTTGGTTTTAATTGATTGGTTTAATGGTATAATTTCGGGTAGTTGGAACGTTACCTCATTAAATGCTAACAGTTATTCTATTGGGGGAGTTTCTGGTAAATCGACTACTATATCATATATTAAAACGGGTGGAGCAACTGGAACAATGACTTTTACCAATGGTCTTTTAACGTCTAACACATAATATGGCAAATCCATTTGATATTTCAATAGAGCAGGGGACGACATTAAATCTAACCGTTATCGCCACAGACCAAAGTGGAAATGTGATAAATTTATCGGGATATAATACCACAGGTCAAATATTTTATGGTTATGGTTCTGATGTATCTTTGATGCCATTAAATGTTACAATTGACCCATCTTTTGTTAGTGGTCTGATGTATGTTAACCTAACCTCTTCTGGTTCAGCAAAACTACCCGTTACTCAAGCAATATATAACGTTTCAGTAAATAATAGCGGTTTTTCTTATGTCGTTAGTGAAGGTTATGTTTTTATTTCTCCGGGATTAGGATACTCTATTTGGTCGGGTGCCAGTGGGCAATATGGTAACGCTTGGGAATATGCTAATAGTTGGCAATCCGGTAGTAGTGGAATAAGCGAATAAATAATTAATTTAGTATAAATATATGAAGATTGTAGATTTAGCAAATGAAATTTGGATTGAGCAGGGAATGCCTACGACGACTTCTATTGCGGCGATTGCGTTTTTTCTGAGGGCTAATGTTTCAAAATTAAACCTGTTACTCTACGAAGATTTCTGGGTCGAACCAACCACTCTAGAAATCAGACACGGAAACTGCCTTGATAACAATGGAAATCCTAAGTATATAGGACGTAATGCGGCGTCGATTTTTAAGTTGATGTACCTTGTATATCAGGCGAATTTAGACATCAGGAATATGTTGAATTCTGTCATAACTGACTCGGTCTTAAAGGCTACTGACCAAGAATTCAGTATTGAAAAAGTTAATAAATCGGAATTGTTAAAAACACTTACCGCTCTTAAAAAAGACACACTTCAAGAATTACAAATGCAAATTCATTTTTATCGCTCATATCATGGTCAGCCTCAACAGGTTGCATCAGATGATTGTATTCCGGGACATTTTGAAGGAGTAGAATGGAATGGGTATATAAGGCCGGGTCCGATTTAAGGAAAACGTATGTCAAGTCTCGTAACATCAACTGAACAGGGTATTCTTACAGGTTTATTCGATAATGTCTTTCAAACTTTTACAAGAAATGTCGTGGTATGGAAGACACCTATTAAAGTACCCATTCCCGCATCACAACAGCCATCTGGACTGTTCGGATTTGGAAACGCACCAGAAGAACAACAATATCAATATACGCCTGTCAGCGGTATATATCCAGCAGTTATTCGTTATTATGAAAGAACCAAAATAGGTGAAGCCGACCTATTAAAAGAAACGAATGTTTTTATACCAGAAGGAGCAGTGAGGATAAAGGTTAGACCTGATGCTCAGGCTTTTATAGAAAGCGGTATAACTGATAAATTTAGTTTTGATGGAAGAGACTTTGTTTTTGAGGGGATTTCCGAGGCTAGAATTTTTCTTGGAAGTACTTATACAATGTACCAACTCAAGCCCAAAATCTAAAATGAGCCTTCTCTACTTCCGCATAGACCGCAATGCCATTCAAAAAGCCTTAGAAGAAAGGGTCGCTTTTGCGCCACAAGTCCAAGTTAAGGCTAACTTAATCGTAGCAAACTTATTTGGTAGAGCGTCACAAAGCCTAATGAAAAACTTCTTAGAGCATCCCGTGACACAAGAACTTAAAGCCGGGGCGTCAGACCCAGATACTGCCAATATCAGCGGAACAACAAATGGAGAAGGTAATTTATTTGGATTTTTGGGATTTTGGCAGGGACAAGACCCAACAGAAGAATTGGAAAAATTATTAGGAGAAATTGATTACGAAAAAAGTTCAACCAAAAGAAATATAATTGATTACAAAATAACCAATTATCCTACTAAATCTGAAATTTCGGAAGCCACTGAATTAAATTGGGGTGATAATGGAGTAGGGTGGGCTTTTGCAGTCGAAAATGGTGATTTTGGTGGTGGAGCGGCTCTAAGCCATTTTATAGTTAGGGCTTGGTCGGGAAGTAGGTCTCAGTCGGGATTTCAAATTAAAGACCAGTATTCTGAGGAAAATTTTTCTCCGACACCTTATATTACGGAAATTCTAAAAAATTTCAGAAATAGAATTAATAATTCATCCAGTAAATTCCTTGCATAAGTGTAAGTATAATTGATTATGATACCAATGTTAGATAACCTTCTCGTATCAAGTTTTATGTTATTTCTTGATAATCAGATACTTACCCAAGGAAGCTCTTTCTCAAACCAGAGTGGACTTTTTTTCCCTGATAATGATGAATTTATAGGAGATTATACTTATTCTTGTAGTTATTTACAACTTGTAAATGATACTTCGATTTCGGGGGCTAATATTATGTCCGGTGTTTATCTTAATAATACATTTGTGGGTATTGGAACCAGCGGGCTTTCTAAAATCAACCATTACGATGGAAATGTAAGTTTTAGTAATCCTTTACCAAGTGGAACCATTATTAGTGGAAATTTTTCTATAAAAGATTTTAACGTGTATTTATCAGATTCACTTGATTACAAGGTAGTTATGGATACAAAATTTTCATCAAATCCAAAATATTCACAACAAGCGACGGGTGTACCATTAGGTGAAAAAGTCATGCCAGCTATATTTCTAATTCCAAAAACACAAGAAGCAAAAGACCTTGCGTTTGCTGGGCTAGATGATAATTTTATGAGGATTCGCGGCGTCATAGTATGTCAAAACGCCTACCAACGAGTGGGTATAAGTAATATATTAAAAAACCTCAAACTAAAACAATTCCCCCTTATTGCGAGCACAAGTTTTGATTACCTTGGAAATTATACAGGAATTAATTATAATTACTTTGGTTCGTCTTATTATGGTGCGTATTCCCCATTTGTTCGTAAGGTAACAATTACTGACATGCCAAATAGCGAGTCATATACCGATTCAACTCGCCAATTTAGTACCGTAGATTTTTCTATCTCCCTATGGGCCACACACCAATAAAAAATCAAATAATGATTTCCCAAGACGACAATTTTACTGTAAATAAACCTAGATACTAAAATAGGAAAATTTCATTATGGCAATAAATAGAATCGCATATTTCGCTCAAAGTGGTAGTCTTACTTATGGTGGGACAACAGTTGTTCTCCCAATCAACCACGCAAACATCGAAGTTAATCGTCCGGTTGAAGCTATTACTTCATTCGGTTCGTTTAATTCATTAAACTTAGCTCAAACCGCATTAACCACTTGTAAATCTAGTTTAAAGGGTTATTTGGGTTCAGGTTCCGGTATCACAACCCTTTCTGCTGCTGTTATTAACGCTTTAATTTCTGCTACTCAAACCGGCACTGGTGCGGGTGGTATTGTTATTACCGTGGCTCCTGATGGTTTTTCAATGACTGGTGTTCTTACAAATTTGGGTCTTGATATTTCAATGGGTGCTCTTGGTATGTTTGACCTTGGATTCGCTGGTGTTGGTAATCCTTATATCGTGCAGCCTAGTGGAGCTACTGGATTGGTAGCTGGCGCTGCTCCTCTTGCTATTTCGCCTATTACTACAATGTCTGTTGGAAGTTCTGGCTTATTGAGTGGTGTCGCTGCGACATCTGTTAAATTTTCCTATGATTTACCAACAGAAAATCTTTCCGCTTTGGGTGACAACCCTAATGCTACTCAGGGTAATTTGATTAGCATTATCGCTACTAAAGCTCCTTACAAGACAAGTATGACCGTAGAAGGTTACGGCGTTGACCCAACAATTCTTGATGCTGTTTTGGCTCAAGGTGTTTCTATTGGAACTATTAACATCATCCTTCCTCACGGTAAGGTTAATTCTCGTTCGTTCAGCAACGCCGCTGGTCAGGTTAGTGCGTCCTTTAGTTATTCCGCCGAAGACGTTTCTGCCACCCTTACTGATATAGTTATCAGTGGATATGTTCAGACTGGTATCAATATTACTGGATTCGGTCCTGCATACGGTGCTTAATCGTAATAGTGAAATTTACAACCCCGCTTCGGCGGGGTTTTTTTGTTTTAATGTGTATAATAATATAGGATAAAGGAATAATTATGGTTGAAGATTGTATTATTAAATTACAGATGGAAAAGGAAATTAAGGCTTTATTTAAATACTACCTTGGTTTAGTAGAGGACTTAAAATTAGACGATGAAAAACACGCTGCTATTCGCAAGAAAGTTCTAGATTCTTCCAACGACACCCTCAGAGAAATACTTCAATTTTTAAGTTATTTTGATTTCGTTATCAACGCGCAACGCGTAGAGGAAGCGTCTAAAAGAATTATCTATCGAAAGACTATCACATCAACCCCAATTATACTATAATACTACTACTATGGAAAAAGTTCAAAAATACATCTACGAATCGACAGTACTAAAGGAAATCGAGGAAAAAGTCCCAGAAACCCGCATTGAAAATGGCGAGACTATCGAAGTTATCAAGACTGTCAAAAAAAATAAACCTTTTAAAATTGCCGTTCTTAAACCCGACCGCAAAAAGTATAAAGAGGCTGAAATATTTTACGCCAAAAGACTAAGTTATTTTCTCAAAGAAGGACTCCTACCTCATTCTCTAGTGTCGAAGCGTTATCTTAATGATGGTGGTCCATTGAGTGAAGATGAGAAGCGGTTAATGCAATCATTACGAGATACTTACGTAAAACTTCAGGAAGAGTACTTTGCCATGAAATCTCCACTTACCGACTTTCAAACTGAACGTCGAGCGGCTATTATTTTTGAGTTAAATGAAATTAACAAAACCATCCGCGATATTCAAAACAACTATTCGGAAATTTTCTCTAATACCGCCGAAGCTAAGAGTAGGGCTGAAACGATAGAATTTTGGATATTGAATATTAGTTTAGTCGATTTGGATGATAAGGGATATAAGCCGGTTTTCGGTGAGGGTGACTTCGATGCTAGAATGAAAACTCTTGATGAAATTGAGGAAAAAAGTGACCCATTTATGAATGAAGTTATAAAGAAACTCTCATATTTTGTATCTTTTTGGCAAACCGTAGGAACAGAAGTCAAACTTGACGACTTTAAATCTGCTGAAGAAAACTATAATCTTAGCGTAACCGAGTATGCAATTAAGGAAGAAAAAGAAATTCCGCCAGTAACGACCGAAGTGGTTGAAGCCAAGGCTGCTTAAATGTGTCTCAGGTCATCAATATCTCAGAAATTGACGTTTTAAAATTAATTTATTTTGAAATTCTTGATGGTTTTAGTTATGACCCTAAGTCTTCTTTATACATCAAACACTTTTCGGATAAAGACAGCCATTCAATTTTAAAAAAAAGAACTGAACTATTCTATTATTACGAAAAAGAAGGTGTTCCTCACGAATCCTACTTACTAAAAACAGCCATTGATAATGAGGAGTGGTCTAAAGATAAAGAAGAACAAATCCTTCAATTAAAATACGAAATTTCAGATAACGAGAGAAATCTTCCCAATCTTATTTACCAACAGCGTCCTATTATTGAAAAAATCATCAACGAAAGAAAAAAACAACTTTCAGAAATCTTATTTGAGAGAAAGCAGGTTCTGGGAAGGAATATCGAAGACTTAATTGATGATGACGTAAATGATTATGTAATTTACCTGTCCTTTTACAAGGATTCAGAATTAACCGAACATGTTGAAAAAACATATGAAGATTTTCAACTATGGGAGCCTACTAATATCAATGAATTAGGCGCTTCTTTATCCGAACAATACAAAAAGTTTTCAGAAGACAATCTTAAAGGTATAGCATCTTTACCAATGTTTCTCAATAAATTAACTTATGTAAAAAACGATATAAGTAAGTTCTTAAATAAGTCCATATCTTCAATGTCCCATCATCAGAGTTATCTGTTTTCTTTGGGCACACGTAATCTAAACGTCCGTGAAAATACCAAGGGAAGTCCTCCAGATTTGAACCTTGATGCAAAAATCAAAGACGTAGCTGCTTGGTATGACCTTCATTATTCTTTAAATATTGGTAAGAGAAATCAACAAGAAACTGTGTAATTAGTGGTAACAACACACAGGAATAAGAGTTTATGGCAGATTTAATGCAATTGGGCGTGTTGGTTGTGCCTCATTTTGATGAAGCTACAGCTAATGCAAGTGCAAAAAAGATAGGAGCAAGTTTATCCCAGAATATTAGTGCTGGGATGAACGCGGCTTCGCAACCATTGGGCAAGATAACTGGCCAATCTTCAGATTTCCAAAAGTCCATGTCAGCCGCTAATGCTCGTGTGTTAGCCTTCGGAGCATCAGCAGGAAGTATTTATTTGGTATATAACGCCTTCAAAAAAATGGTATCTTCTACCATTGAGGTTGAACAGAGTCTAGCAAATATAAATACAATCTTAAAACTTGGTTCTAGCGGGCTTAACCAGTTTTCGGCTAATATGTTTAAAGCCGCCGCACAAACTGGACAGACATTCCAAACAGCTAGTAAGGTGGCGTTGGAATTTGCTCGTCACGGTGTTAGTGCTACCGAGACAGCTAATCGTATGACCGCAGCCATGCAGTTAATGAGAATTTCAGGATTAGACGCTGCTGATTCCGTTAATGCAATTACGGCGGCTATTAACGCCTTTAGTAAAGAAGGACTTTCTGCTAATGATATTGTTAGCAGATTAACCGCCGTTGATACTAAATTTGCTGTTAGCGCACAAGACTTGGCAAAAGCCATTGGTCGTGTCGGTTCTACTGCAACAGAAGCTGGAGTTCAGTTTAATCAATTATTGGGATTAGTTACCGCTGTCCAGACCGCTACGGCTCGTGGTGGTGCCGTTATTGGTAACGCTTTCAAGTCTATTTTTACAAGGTTAGGAAGACCAGAAGTTATAAACGATTTGGAAGCCGTTGGAGTGCAAACAAAAAATGCGGCAGGACAAGTTCTTCCTTTAATTAGTATTTTAAAGAATCTCGCGTCTCAATACAATAACCTTAATTATGCTCAAAAGTCATTCGTCACAGAAGCTGTTGGTGGTGTTTATCAAGTTAACATTTTAAAGGCTTCTTTAAATGATTTGGGACATGGATTTTCTATTTACGACAAGGCTGTAATTGCTGCCGGTCAATCAACTGGTCTTATCGAACAACGTATGGTATCTCTTAATGATACTATCGCTTCCAAACTTAATACCACAGTTTTAACATTCACAAAACTAGTTTCGTCTTTAGGAAATGTAAGTATGGGTAGTGGAGCAAAAAGTCAGTTAGACTCTTTTAATAGTCAAATACAAAAAATCGCAGACAGTCTAGATTCAATTACTGAAAAATCCGACACGGGGGATAAGATTAGTAAAAGTATTGGTCAAGGTTTTGCGAAAGGTCTTGGAGATATTATTTCTGGTCCCGGTATTCAAATAGCAGCGGCTTTGATTGCTAAAATTACAAAAGGATTCGGGGCGTTCGCTATCGCTTCTGGAAAAACTGAATTAGGTTATAACGAACCAGCCGAAAAACAGAAAATGATTCAACAGGGAATTGGACAAGTTCTTTCTCAGAATAATGGATTGATGGAAAAATATATCGCCCTTCTTAATGAGGCTAATTCTATTGGTGGAGCTAAAGGAGTACAATTAAAAAGACAAGCTCTAACAGAACTTTCTAGTGGAGTAATGCAAAGGGTATATGAAGGAAATGTTAATCAAGCTTTCTCAGCTAATACAGTAAGTGCTGTTGGAAAAGAAATTGGTGCAAATATATCGGTAACTCCTGCTGGTGGTTTTTCTGTTCCAAATGCAGCAATGCCAGACCCAAGCGAACCATATCATATTTGGGACACCCAAAATCA